CCTTTATGGGATAAGAGTTTCCATTCAAAACAAACATCTTCATAGCTTCAATCCTCCAAAATTATCCTCTTATTAAATTAAAGGGGGCTTATTTCAGCCCCCATAGTTGATTAGCTAATCGGTACACTAGACTCAGGCTTAATAGCCGTAAGCCATCCCTTCTCTTCGTTGACCGTGTTTGAAATCTCAAGCTGATTAGCCGCCGCAACCTCTACATCTGACAGAGGAAGCTCACCCGGCTCAAAGGTGAAGAAGTAAGCATACTTCGCACCCGGAAACCATACAGTTCCCCATGTAGCCTTGTTGCTTTCTCTTGCCGCTTCCGATGCGGTCTTGAGTGCGTTCCAATCATCAATCAGACCACCCTCGCCGTCATTGAAGAATCCGATAGTCTTTGAGCCGCCTGAGTCTCCGAGACCCTTTGCGTATCTCCTTGCCTTATCCTCCTCAAGAGGAGTAACGTCTATCTGATCTGCTTCATTTGTTGAGCCGCCTACCGAATAGCAATTCTCCATAAGGTGAAAAGCTGACGGCTGTGTTCCTGCTGTGCTCTCTATGGCAACCCCGAAGCGGGCGCCAATTGTCGTAAGTGCAAGCCTCGCCATGTTTATTTACCTCGCTTTCTTTGCATTAAAAAAAGAGCCTTTATCGGCTCTCTTAATCTATTACATCACTACCGCCTATCGGTCGGTAAAACCTCATTACACAACGCCACCAACTACCATCTGTCATAGGTGGGGATTGTTGGATTACTGAAAACGCAAGTGCTTTCATTTCTTCCCTCAACAGAGCTGATACCATATGGCAATCTTCCCTGTTTGTTGAATATACTTCACATTCGATGTTCTCCCTTACCATGTTTACAACGTTATTTTCAAGGTTATTTGCCATTTCAGGGCTGTCTATCTCACGTAAATATATCGTAGGGGATGTTTTAGGCACTCTGTTTTCTCCAACAGAGACAAAATCCATTGTCGGATAGCGTTCCTTATATTTTTTTGTCATGCGTGTTTTGACGATTGTAAAGACTTTGCTTTCTATCTCTGCATACCAAATCATACGAATACCCTCTCAGCGATACTTCTAATAAGGTCTTGGTCTTTAAGGCGTGTATAAGCCGTAAACATAGGTCTTGTAGGACTTTCACCTGATGATGTGTGCCTTACCCCATCAAGAGTTGTCCAATGCCATACATCATCCCATGCGTGTTTCTGTCCGGGGAACGTTCCCCTGCCTAGTTTTAATCCTTTTATCTCGCCTGAAACTGCAAACTGACCGCTACCAAATTCAGCCATAAGACTTGGAGATACAACCGCCTGTTTTACACCTTTACGGTAATACCACTTTCGGATTATCTTTTGCCGATCTCTCATGCTTATCGTGACTATCGCCCCGTTCAGAGTATCTTCCGTGGTTGTTTCAAACCATATATACTCGCTATATTGACCTGTATTGGCTTGTGCGGTCTGCACTCCTGCTTTGGCAAGTTCTTCCGCAAGCTCCCTTGCTTTTGCCTTGAGCCAATCTGATATCTGATTTAGCTCTTCCCTTGCCTGTTGAATACCATCTTGAGAAAGCTTAATCCGTATCTTTGGCATCTTTAACCCTCAAAAGATAAGTGACAAAGTTTAAGGACTTCGCCACTTTTGTCACCTCGTAGGTTTCATCTGAGATTATTAAGCTCGTTTCGTCTATTGGTATCTCGTCTTTACGCATTACGAGAATGTGCGAATAACTGTCTTTACTCACCCCAAAGGCTCTTGCTTCGCTTTCTCCACCTTGGAACTGTATATAGCCCTTGAACTTAACAGGGGTATCATAACAAGGCGGTTTATGCCCTACTTCCACGGGTACTTGTTCTCCATCCACATCCTGATAGACTATCTCCCCGTTTTCGTCCTTGAGGTAAATAATCTCACTCTCCTTATAGAGTGAATACCATAGATCAGTTTTGTTCTTTCGGCACAGTCTCATTTCTCTTCTCGTACCTGACCTTTTCTATAACCTTGCGCCCTGCAAGATAAGCTGTCCACTTATCGTTTATCTCAACGTAGTTGTCACCCGCCTTGTACTCATGCAGGTTGTTAAGCAGGTCAGCAAATGCTTTTATTACCTTATACATATCAAACTCCTATTGTACTCGGCGTGTTCACAAAGTTAGGCAATGCACCTGTCAGAGCCGGACTTATCCATGCGGCATCATATGTCCTAGAGGTGTTGCCCTCGCTATGCGCCGTTTCGCCCTCCGCTCCTATCTTTGAGTATATGTTGTTACACATCATTGCTAATATGCTTACATAATTACTCAGCACCCTTGCCTTGTCACTGTCAGAGTAGTAGTTTGGGAAATGGCTTTGCCTTACAGCATATTCAATGACAAAATCGACAATAGAAACAGGATATCTTTCTATATCTTCATCTGTCTCTTTTAGATACAGTAACGCTTTCCCTGTCACCGCTCCTGCTAATTCTGTCATGTTTGCCATTACAGTCCAAACCTCTCTACAAGTAACTTCTTTAACTCTGAACCCGTATACTCTTCAGGTCTTTCAATGCCATTCTCGCTTGCCAACTTTCTCAGGTCAGCATTTCTCATGTTTACTATATCCGACTTAGAGTAGTGCTTCTTTTCGGTGTCTACCTTATCGGTATCTGCCTTATCAGCTACGGGCTTTACGTCAGGAGAGGTTATTTCCTCTCCTGCACGATAAACAACGCCGTTCTTTTTCATGGTGTGAGTTGCTATCATATAGCACCTCCTTACGCAACCTTCATAACGAATGTACTATCCATGTTCTCGTAAGACGGAAGTACGATCTCCGATACTACGCAATGCGTATTTACGGGATGATTGGTCAGATATGTGTAAACAGCGATACCTGCCTCTACAAGAGAGAAATCGCCGTCAAGCTGTCCTGCTGACCTTTCCTCCGGCGTATGACCGAACCAAACCGTACCAAGCTGTGAAATGTTTCCTGCGATACCTGACACAACACCATCAGGGATGAATGTTGCGCTTGTGTTGTCGGCTTCCTTGAACATCTGATTGTAGACAAGGATTGTGATGTTGTACATGTCAAGCATGTAAGCCTTAACATCGTTAGCCGTCAGTCTCATGCCCTCATTGTAGGCGGTCACGCCAAGTATCTGCTTCTTGGTGTCCTCTGCATTGCAGAACATCTTCCATGTCCTAGAGTTCATGACGAACGTTGAGAGAATCTCGCCTGTGTAGTCCTGATGCTGTTCCTGCACATCAAGGATATCCTGTATAGGAGTAGCCGATGAAGGACTTGACCACTTATCAGCGGTAGAAACATTCTCAAAGTAATGCTGTGACTTGTAAGCCACACCGTTATCAGGTGTGTAGTCCACATAGTACACATCCTTACCGTCGATCTTGACAGATACCCTCGGTATTCCATCAGCAGGTGCAAGCAGTTGCCAAATCATCCTCTCAGGAATTACCCTTGCGCCGTTGATAAGGTCAAGGGGAGACTTCATGATCTCACGAAGCACCTGATTAGCCATATCGGGGTTGCCCTCCTGATATGAAGCGTAATCCTGCTCCTCTTTCTCAGTTACCATATAGCTCTCACGATAGAACGGCATCTGATTCTGAATGTCAGAAAATCCAATTCCGTCTCTCAGAGGAGCTTGTGCATCGAAGTTTGATGCTTTAAGAGCCACAGGAAGCCCCTTTGAACCCTTGATAAATCTCAGATCAAGACCCTCTTTCTTGTCTGTGCCGAAAAAAGAACGTCCAAGATAAGGGGGGAGTCCAAGGCTCTGCTTGTAATTATTCCATGCAATTCCCAACGCTCTAGCTGTGAACGCATCTTTAAGCTGTAATGCCATGTCTGTTTACCTCTCTTTCTTATACTACGGGCAGTGTTGAAGCTGTTATTGTGTAAGGAGTGCCATAGATAGTCACTCTCGGAACAGCCTTTTGTGCCGCATTTGCAATCTTGATTCCGTTCTCTGCCAACTTGTCAGGGTCAAGGATTCCTGCATACACATAAGTTCCTGCCTCGTCACCCTGCGTAACGTCAACATCTGCAAGGATGAATCCTACACAGTTGCCATCGTTTGAAGGGAACGGTGTACCTGCCTTTACAATCTTACGTCCGTCTACGACTACGCCCATGCTCTGAGGTACTAAGCAAGCCGCACCCTCATAAGGGAAAAACTTTAAGATTGTCTTTTCCTGTCCATACTCATGTACGATAGGTTTTCCCATTGTTTTTGTCCTCGCTTTCTTAAATGATTATTTGTAGTAGTCTCTAGCCTTTTGTGCATCGTCTCCGATACTTCCGAAAGACAGAGACTCCGCATTTTTAACATCAGCAGGTTTATCTTCATTGTTTCCACCTGCACTTGAACCGCCCGGATTGGTTGTATTCTTTGCTATCTTCTTAACCTCATCATTCCTTGCGGCGGTTTCTCTTTCCGAAAGGACTTTTCCAAGAGTTTCAAAATTCAAAGAGCCATCTTCATTAAAGAAGTTGTCGGCATCCTCACCTGTGATACCTCTCTCAGCAAGTTGCTTCATGGTCTCAGCTTTCTTCATTTCTGATTCAAGCTCCGCTATCTTAGCGTTGTTCGCTTCGAGCTGTTTCTGATACTCAGCTTCGATACGTTCTCTTTCCTTTTGAGCCTTTTCGGTCTCGGAAAGATTCTGATCGTTGATAGCATCAAGCTGTTTCTGAATGTCGGCTTTCTCCTGCTTCAGCTTGTCAATCTCTGATTGTTTAGCTTTAGCCGCTTCAACCTCCTTTTGGAGTGCTGTTACCTTGTCGGCATCTGCCTTGAACTGTTTCGCCTTTTCCGCTTCTGCATCAAGTTCCTTGTGAAACTGATTTAAGAGCGAGGTTATCTGGTCGTCAGTTGCATCCGGCATCATGTCTTTGATTTCCTGTCTCGTCATTCGATTGTCCTTTCTCTCCATTTACGATTTATTGCGGTGTTTTCTCACCAATGGAGTACCATTTCACGCATGGTTGCATATTATAAAAAAAGAGCCGTTAGGCTCTCAGTTACCGTAGGTACACTGTGACACATCTGCAATTTTGGGTTTCGCTTAGTGGTGCGCCCCTTGATGTGTCCATAGGATAAAGCATTTCATAACCACCGACCTTAAAATACTCGTCTATGCCTACTGTCTGACCATCTACAAGAGCATGTGAAATCCTCACTTTCTCGTCTTTCATGGTCAACCATTGCTTATGGCGATATCCTTGATATTTGGCTGTATGGTAGTCTGTATAGTTTCCTACATAGTTAGTCTCGTTCTCGGCTAACATGATTGCCCTGTCTTTGGATGTGTAAAACTCATCCTCAAATTTCAGAGTGGTATCAACTATAAAAGAAGTCCTTTGACGGATTTCCTCTTCTATCTCGTCTGTATTACCTAACAAGGCAAGCAATAGCAGAATGTAAACATCTACTTTGTCACAATACTGCCTGTAGAGCATTTCCTTGAAATAGGTAATGTCCACGTTGGATAAATCGCCATGTATGAGCCTTTCCGCTTCTATCTCGTTAAAGAGCAAAAGAAAAAGGATCAGCAATTCATTTGCTAAATCCTCTCTACGTTTCTTTTCCTCTTCCGATAGCTCCATTTCAGCGAAAAACCTGTCTATCGGTATTATCTTACTCATCCTAACAGTAAAAGCGTATAGTCAGGCTTCATGGTGTATACTTCGCCTGTTTCCTGACAAAGTACAGCCGAACCATGCTGTAGCTCATGCTTTCTTGCGAACTCAGGAAAATCAGCAAGGTCAGCTTCGGTCTCCGCTGTTATCATCTTTCCGTATACGTTGTGTTTGTCTATCCGTACCTGCTCGTTTATCGTTATCATCTTCACCCTCGCTATTATTTGCTTTCGCAAGCTCTAACTGTTTCTGCTGTTCCTGTTCCATTTCCTCTGCTGTCTTATATTTAGCATCGTAATATGGCTTAGATTGCAGATATGCCTTTTCACTGTCACCCCACAAACCGCTCTTCTCTGTTGCGAGTTTAGGATGTACACCGCTTGCAAGAAGCATCTGAAGCACCTGCGCCCTTACTTGCAGGTTATCCGTAGGATTTCTGTTCACCTGTACGTCATAATCCATAATCCCTAAAGGACATGAATTATTAGTTGCCTGATTTATCACATGGAGAATTATGGTATCTAACCGCTTCTCACTCTCTTTTATGTAGGCATCACGGAGTTTAGCTTTCTGCTTTGCCTTGCTATGGTTGTTCCGTAATTCCACAGCACCTTGGGTATCACCGCCTGTATTGCCTTGGTCGGATGGAATAGATAATATTCGATAAATATTATCAAACAGGTCATTCTTCGCCACTTGGCTTTCAGACTGATTTAGTTCCTGTGTCATTATATCCACATCAGCTTTGTTCTCGCCGTTATTGGACTTGACTACGATTGCCCCTTGCTCTTTGAGCTTGGCAAAGACCACCTCATCTACCTCGCAATTAACAAACTTCATCCAACTTTGAACGAATTGACCTATACTGTCTGCCCTGTTAGCCTGAATCTCGTTTATAGCATCCAACATGGTTATCACGAGTGCTATATCGCTTATTCTGTCCTGATTGTTGGGATATTCGACTATGGGTATTCCACCAAAGGCATGAACCTTTTCTATGACCTGCTGTCCGTTATGGTCAGTTAAAGTCATTAACTTGCTGTTCTGTATGCGATACTCGTGAGTCTCAGAATAGCAAAGTTTGTAATCATTGCCATCTTTATCTTTAAGCATCTGTACGGCAAGCAACGGCTCTACTGTACTCCGCTGATATATGATATATGTGTTAAGAGGTGTGGGAACTACCACTCTGAATGGTACATCCCCGTCCTTTATCTGTACCGCCTTAAACCCTGTTCCGGCTGTATGTGTCCATTCTCCACAGATAGCATCACGGAGCTGTTTGTTAGCTCCTCTACAGTAGTCATTGAATAAGTCAACGGCTTTGCTTATATTTTCCTTTTCAGATAATGAAGCCACCTGTATAGGTTCTCCAACCTCTTGAGAATTAACGTATGTCACGATCTCCCATGCGTGGTTCTCTACTACCACATTGCGGATATCGTCACGTACTGTCTTTTCCCTGTATAAAACAGGTTGGTCTCCGTTCTTGTATCTCCAAAGATACTCAGCTATATCTCTATTCCTGTAAAATGTGCTTATAGTATCTCCTACGACTTTAACTATATTGTCTGCGTTTATCTCTTCTTCGTCCGTATAAGCCACTTTAAGCCCATAATCGGCATCACGCATCACCTCATGGAGTTGTCTGTCGTTTCGTTTATACATAGCAAATAAAAAGGGCAGGACGTACTGCCCTGCCGAAAGGAAAAAGAAAATTAGATGAAAGGTTTTATCACATTATCACTTACTAATAATAACACAATATTTAGTCAATAGTAATATAAGAAAATGCGAAATACTGTGAAATTTTCGCTATCTTTCATTTGTCAAGATACGTTTCTCCATACTTCTTTTCAAATTCTTTCAATCCCTGATTAAACAACGTCAATGTCTGTCTGTAAGAATAATCGTTTTCTACAGCCAATACTCCCATTTTCTTATTATCAATATAATATCCGTACAATAAGTTGTAGTACATTTCCCCTTTTTCGCCTTTGAGGGATTTTATCTGCTCTATTATCGTATGTTTCAATTCAGTCTTGCTCTCTGCAAGTCTTATGCACTCTCTCTGATAGTCTACGACTTTGCCAACGACTTCTCCTATCCTGTCTGGGTTAGGGGATGACTGCACTCTTGGCTGTGTCAGATCGCTATTGCCTGTGCTAGTCGCTATGTCATACCACTTCTCAGCTTCCTTTAATAAATCCTTGATACGATTGTCAATATTGCTTACCTGAGATAAATAATCTTTAGTAATCATTATTACCGCCTTTTCCTAAATGGATTTTCTATAGCTTCAACTGTGTTTTTCTGCACCAATGGGTTTTTATCTATTGCTAACATTGTAACCATATCAGGTGCGTCATCATGTGGGTTCTTTGATAATTGACTATATGAACATAACTGAGACATGAACTGCCCCATTTCAGAATTTGCCCTATATCCGTTAGGGTAATCAGGACTTTCGGCATATGGGAATAACACATGGGCTACTATCCACGGGCTATTGACTATAATTCTTGTCTCTTTATTCTCCGTGGAATATTTCTTGTCTATATGGGTAGTACCACCCATTTCATTCACCTTTTCTTGTACTTTATCCGCTGTCCGGCTTCCCTCTTTG